TGATGGGGTGTAAATATTCTAATTTAACAAAAGAAATAGAACGTTCAACCTATAAAGTAATATGTGGTGATAATGATACACCAATGATTAAAATTGATGATAAATTATATACACCACAAGAAATATCATCAATGATTGTACAAAAAATGAAAAAAACAGCAGAGGATTATCTTGGAGAAACCGTTACTGATGTTGTTGTTACTGTACCAGCAAGGTTTGATGATCAACAAAGAACCGCAACTAAAGAAGCCTGTGAGATTGCTGGTTTAAATGTTAAGCGAATAATTAATGAACCAACAGCAGCCGCTTTATCGTTTGGGTTAAATAAAACGGATAAGGATATGAATATATGTATCTTTGATATTGGTGGTGGTACAAGTGATGTGTCTATTTTATCTCTTGGTGATGGTGTTTTTGAGGTTATTAGTACTTGTGGTGATTCTTTTCTTGGGGGTGAAGATATAGATCAAGTCATAGTAAACTGGGTATGTGATGAATTTAATAAAGAAAAAGAAACAGATATAACAAAGGACCCCATGGCTATGCAAAGAATTAAAGAAGCCGCAGAAAAAGCAAAAATTGAATTATCTTCTTCTAATTTAACAGAAATCAATTTACCATATATAACATCAATAAATAATATCCCAGAACACATTGTTATGCAATTAACACGTGGTAAATTTGAACAATTAATTGATAATTTTATTACAAAAACAATTAATTTATGTAAAGAAGCGTTAAAGAACGGAAAATTAAATAATTCTGATATTAATGAAATTATATTGGTTGGTGGAACAACTAGAATACCAGCATTACAAAATGCGGTTAAAGAGTTTTTTAATAAAGAACCAAATAAAAGTGAAAATCCGGATGAAAGTATTAGTAGAGGTGCTTGTATAGAGGCAAGTGTTTTAGATGGTGAAACAAGTGATATACTCTTACTTGATGTTACTTCAGTTCCATATGGAATTGAAACAATGGGTGAAGTTATGACAAAAATTGTTGACGCAAACACCACTATCCCAACAAAGAAAACGGAAACATTTACAACCGCAGTTGATAATCAACCAGCCGTAACAATTAAAGTTTATCAGGGTTTCAGAACAATGGTTAAAGATAATAAACTTATTGGTGAATTTAATCTTGATGGAATTTTACCAGCAAAACGTGGCGTACCTCAAATTGAGGTAACATTCGATATTAATGCAAATGGTATATTGAATGTAACAGCGGTTGATAAGGGAACAAATAAAGAACAACACATTACTATTAAAAACGATGGTGGACTTTCTGACGCTGATATTGAGCGTATGAAGGAGGATGCTGAAAAATATGCTGAAGAGGATAAGAAAGCGAAGGAGAAGATTGATAAAATCAACGAGGCTGATGCCTTCTGTTTCCAAGTTGAGAAGAGTATGGATGAGTTAAGTGAAAAAATCACTGAGGACGAGAAAAAAGATTTGATTGAAAAAACCGACAAATTAAAAGAAGCGGTTAAATCAAAGAATGTTGATGATATTGACAAATATAAGGATGATTTACAAAAGAAATTCTATGAGATATCAGCAAAACTATATCAAGGACAACAAGGCAGTCCACAACAACCGTTCAACTTTGATGATTTGATGAAAAACGCACAACAACAAACATCGGGGGATAATAAGAACGATGGTCCTGAGGATGTTACGTTTGAAGAGGTTAAATAATAAATAATTGTTTAAATCAATGGGGTGATTAATTTAATTACCCCATTTTTTTGTATATTTAATAAAAATTAAATTATTATGGTACAAGTTATGGATGTAAATGACACAAAATTACTAATAATTTTGTCTCAAATTGAGGAAATATTAATTGAAAAAAACAAGAGGTACGGTAATTCAGCACTAAAACCAATAAATGTTTTTTATAAGGGTGATGCAACCAACAGTATTTTGATAAGGTTGGATGATAAGGTGTCAAGAATTAAGAATTCACCAACATTACGTAAAAACGATTTATTTGATCTTTTGGGATATCTCTATTTGTATAATATATCTATAGATGAAACAAAAAGATGGGATTTTATTGAAAGGGTTAATTACGTTACGTCCCGTATTAAGTTATTTAGGAATGGATTGGTTAAAACTAATGAACATCCTGTTGACAAATCTTTATTTGAGCAAGATTTCCAATCTATAAGTGATATAGATAAAAATGCAACATCTCAAGAAAAAGATAGTGTAATTATGACATTAATGAATAATATTATTACTTATTTCATTGAAAATGACATTGTTGATTTTTCAGATTTAATAGATTAATCGAATTATTATTGTATATTTAACTAAATTAGAATTAATAAATTTAAAATTATGTTTTTTGACGATTATCCACAAGACAAACTAACATCCATATGGGGTGAGTTTGCAAAGACAAGACAGTCTTACACACCACACGAGAGGTGGGAAGGTGTTGTTGATGGTTCTTATAGGAACTCATCGTTTTTAGAGTTAACATTAGATGACATTATTTACGGTTATATGAAACAGGAGTATCCTGATGAGATAGCAGTTGACGATATGTCAGAGTTTCAAACCATATCATTTATGATTATACTCGCCAAGAAGTCTATAATTGATTATCACTTTGATAACACAATTCCAGTACATGAGTTTGATACATTCTTCAAGACAACGAGGTTGACAACATTGTTTGAGAGAAATAGGGATTATTCAGAGAATAAGGAGTTACTTAAGAAGTATGAAGAGAAGTTGATGGAAATGTATACCGATGACTCCATGACTTTGTTTGATATGCTTAATAAACCTGAACTATCAAAAATGTTTGATGATTTGTATGAAAGTGAAGATTACGGTATTGAGTTCATTGATGTATTCAGTAATCTAATGGTTTACGATTTCATTAAAAATTATTACCGTCTTAACAATGAAAGGGATCTAAGTAATATTTATGAACTTCGTGAAGAATGGCAAGATACTTCTGAGGAATGTGAGTGTGAATCTACTACATACTCAAAAGCAAGCAATGAGGATTACGCATGCCCTTCAACCAATTCTTGTGATTAAAATAACATAGATATTAAAAACCTATTTAATGAGAGAGAAATACGAAAATTTTCTATTGGAGGCTTATAAACAGCACCAATCGGGGAAACGTTGGAATGACATATGTGTTGAATACGCAAACATATTCAACCAATACATTACGATAGAAGCAATAAGAAAGCGTGTAAAAAGGTTTGTAAGAACACACGATTCAGTTACTGGTGAACCAAAAACAAATGAATTGTCAAATATCAATAAGAGTGTTATAAATAACAATGTGGCAACTTATGAACAACATAATTCTGACGGATCAATAGAATCTGTAAAGGAAGTGTTGGAAGATATCGCTCAATTCGGTGGTGATAAAGATAAAATACTGAATTATTTGGGTTATAATCCAAATGAGTGGACACTTGGACATTGGAGAGTTACTAAGTGGGACGGTGGTGTCGGTAATAGCGTTAAATATGCCCTACAATACAAAGTTTACCCTAAAACCGATGTAACTGCCACCGATATTGTAAATGCGGTAAAAACCACCTTAAAACGAGAAATAGAACCATTAAATTTTGAAGAGAAAAAAGATGTGGTTGACAATTACTCTGACAAACTAATGGAAATACCCCCTATTGAATTACATCTTGGAAAAATGTCCGATTATGTACAAACAGGTGAGGAATACAATTTTGAAATTGCTGAAGGTCGTTTCTATCATATATTCGAAGAAATATTAAAAGTACAGAATAACCTCAAATGTGGGAAATGTTTATTGGTTATTGGTGGTGATTTCTTCAATTCAGAGAGTGACTCTTGTACAAGCGTACATAAAATCCCACAAGCAAATAATATGGGTTATATTAAGATGTTCACCCAAGGCGTGTATATGTATAAACGTGTCATATTAACATTACGTGAACATTTTAAAAATATTAAAGTTATGTTATGTGCCGGTAACCACGCAAGAGCAATGGAAACATTCCTTTATATTGCATTGGAACAAGCGTTTAGTGAAGATCGCAAAGTTTCTTTTGAGAAAAATTATAAACAAACACAATGTTATGAATATGGGGAGAATGTGATATTCTATAATCACGGTGACGCTAATCTTAAACAAATAATTAAATCCATACCAGCTGAATTTGGTAAAGAGTGGGGTAGTCATACATATCGTGAATTACATATGGGACATATGCATAAGGAAATGACTGTTGATGATGACGGCGGTATGATTACACGAAGAGTTGGAAGTCCTTGTTCAAATGATGCATGGCACGTTGAAAAAAGATATGTTGGTGCGGTTAAAAAACATGAGATATTTATATGGGATAAAGATTATGGGTTAAATCAATTGATTTACATACCTATCGTATAATAAAAAAACCTGAGATAAAATTCTCAGGTTTTTTTTATTTGTTTTCTAATTTACTTATTCTGTTTATTAAGTCTTTCATCACTCTTAATATTACAACGGTTAATTTTGGGTAATCTAACGATAGCGTGCCGTTACTGTCCTCACTGATTAATTCTGGGAAAAACTCCTTAACTTCCTGTGCTATCATACCAACTCGTTCTTTATTGGATTCATCACCTTTTAAGGTATATAATATGGTTGAACACTTATCAATTAAATCATATGCTTTATTCAAATCTATTTCCCCAAGTATGTTCTTTTTTCTAATATCAGATGTTTGGAAGAAACCATTTGTAGAGTTTACAGTACCACCGGTTGTTACTTCAAAAATGTTACGTCTATCATTATCATCACCCCACCCAATTTCCATTGAATTATCGGGTTTATTCTCATTATATTTACCTTGTACGTGTTGATATTCATAGTTAGCTATTGTACAATAGCCTTCTGCGTGTGAGTAATTAGTAATTGCTGATGTTTGAGACCCTTCTGCGTGTGACGTAAATCCACTTGTTATTGTATAATATCCTTCTGCATGGGACGAATCACCATATGCTTTTGTCTCACGCCCTTCTGCGTGTGATGTCCACCCACTTGCAGTTGTGCGTTCACCTTCTGCGTGACTTGCTGTTCCAATTCCAATGGTGGCACTACCTTCAGTATGTGAAGCAGCGCCACTTGCTGTTGTACCACTTCCTTCTGCGTGTGAATAATCACCAAACGTTTTTGTGGTATTACCTTCTGTGTGTGACGCTATTCCACCAGATTCGGTATTGCAACCCTCTGCGTGTGAATTATCTTTAAAACTTCTGGTGTTATTTCCTTCTGCGTGTGAATTATTACCTTTTGATATTGTCATATAACCCTCCGCATGAGATGATTCACCCACACTTATTGAGTAAGTACCTTCCGTATGCGACTTATCACTACTTGTTATTGTATTATTACCTTCCGCATGAGATGATTTACCAAACGTTTTTGTGGCATTACCTTCTGCGTGTGAATTATCTTCAACAGCAATTAAGGACCCCTTTCTATACAAAACTAAGTTATGTGGATTCTCATCTACACCCATATATGGAATATACCTCTCTTCAAGAAATTTAAGACACCATTTGTTTTCATCTGTATCATACTCTGGTTCTATTGTTACATGAACATAATATGTTTCGTCATTGTATTCAAATTTAAGAACATCATAATTTTCTGTTTTACCGCTTAAAATAGTGTCATTTACTATTGCGGCACTTATAATACCAATTGCACCACTAATACCAATTATACCACTACTTGTTTGAATACCAATTGCGTCACTAGGGGTTATTGTGTGATATCCGTTTTCACTATAACCTTCTGTGTGTGAATAATCACCAATTGCCTGTGTATTATAACCTTCTGCGTGTGAATAAGAACCTTCTACACGTGTAGCACCACCTTCTGCGTGTGAACAAAAACCAATACCAATACTCGCACTACCTTCTGTATGTGAGGCATTACCTTTTGCCTCAGTACCAGTACCTTCTGCGTGTGAATAATTACCATTTGCTTGCGTAATAGTACCTTCTGCGTGTGAAGAATTACCACTTGCTTTTGTATAAGCACCTTCTGCGTGACTTCTATAACCAGTGGCAATTGGTTGTGATAATGTATCTCCACTATCCGGTTCACCTTCAGCAAATGAATTTACTGAAAATTCATTGGTACTTGTGGTTTCACCACTTGTCCACACATATCCACGTGGTTTACAAGTTCCGCCCTTACCCCATTTTTCAGGATATAGAAACGTGAATTTTTCATTTATACATAAGTTAGTTGATTCGGTATCAACTTCAAATACAGGATTAGAACCGTCTGTTATTCCTGTTTCCGTGGAAAAACAATATGGTATATTACCACCACCTTCACATCCCTCACAACTACCGGGATTACCCTTTTCACCCTTATCACCCTTTTCAGGCCACGGTAAAGCGAATTCGAACATCAAATCATATGTGTTATCGGGTCCCGTTACTGTCATCGCACTAACAGTAGCTGGTTCACGAACGGGTAGCATTTGGACAACAGTGGCTCCAATACTATTAAATTTAGCAGGCAAACCTTGTTCGCCTTGGATACCTTGTTTTCCCTCAGGTATTCCTAATTTAAGTCCTAAATTTGTTATTTGTATTGTCTTACCGCTAAAATCGGGATTACCACTAGGTCCATATGTAACATCAGATGAAACATCAACTTTCGGTTCTTCACCATATGGTAATGGATAGCAAGTACCACTAACAACACCGAATTCCGCAGGTAATCCGTCATCACCATCATTACCATTTAATCCGATATCACCCTTACCGCCTCTTGGTATTTTAAAATCGAATACCAAATCCAAATCACTTGTTGGTGTTGAACCAGTTAAAATATTAACTTCAGCACTTGATGGGTAATCAACTGTTTCCACTTCACCTAATCTTGCTGTAACTGTTGGTGTCCTTCCGGGTTCACCTTGTGGTCCACAACAAGGGATTGTATCACCATCCTCACCAGGTTTTCCTTCAGGAATATAAGCGAGCATATCATATGTGATAGTTTTATTTTTAGGGTTTTGATTGACGTTTAAATCAACCCTTGGTTGTTCACCATATGGTATTGTGGTTGCTGATATTTGTATTACAGGCTCATAACCCTCACATTTAGCAACTGACGCTTCTTTCACACACTCTTCATTGTCCAAATTAAAGTATTTACTGATATCATCTAAAAACACCAAACTTTGCACATCAACGTCACTACTATTTCGGCATAGTGTTTTTAAATTATCCAAACATTTCTTGTAAACATTCCCATCAACAATTTTTCCAACAACAGTTGCTATTTGTGCTTCATCCACATAACTATTGGTTACTGCTGAATCTTCACCATAATAACGTTCCTTTGTTGATTTGTAATAAACAAACGGTTTCTCACCTGTTTCATCAAGTAAGTATGCATATTTAAGATTGGTTATTCGCCATTTATATACGTTTTTCATTTTTAATATAATTGTTTTTATATTTATTTTATTTTATTCAGACACGCCAACTATTGTTGCTGTGTTTTGACAGGTTCCATATTCGTTAGGTGTTATGTTGATTATTTCAAATATAGTTGTTGATGGTATCATTTGTTTCATATATGGCATTATGGATGTATGGAAATAATTTATAAATTCGTTATTTTCCCCATATTTAATTTTATTAAACTCCAATGTCACCTTTTTAACATTAATAATTGAATTCGCCGCCGCCTCATCATAATCATCTGATTTTTGTGTTTCCAAGTTCCACGCACTTGTCTCGGTTTCAAAGAACACCTCTTTATTATCCATCGCTTTTTTACCAACATTAACATTCAACTCAAAGTCAGATATTTCATATCCGTTTTCAACATTAAATGTATCCCCATACTCATCTTTAGCGTCTATGTATTTTTTATTTATACGATATAGTTTATTTGGGTTTGTGTTAAGAGTATCAGTAAAATACCAACATTTTACATTATCAACAGTGTTTTTGGATAATGTGAAACCAACTTTCGTTATACCACTATTTATTTTACCATCGTCGCAATTATATGCGTCAGGTCCAAATTTATTATCTTTAATTGTTCCATAAAATGTTTGCTTGAAATATTTCAAATACTCTTCACCATCATCATATTTACCATATCCGGTATGCGGGTTATTACCCTTGTTGTAATTGATGATGCTCATTAAATGTAATACCTCAATACCATAACCACTACCACCATTAAGCAAATCCCTTTCCGGTATATTCACCCATCCATCGTCCCCATATTGATAATCGTGGTTGATATTCAATATTATGAAATAATTAGATGGTTTTTCACTAACACCTGGTATATACTCTGGATAATATTTATCATAATCTGAAATATCATTCACGTACACAATATTACCCCTTATTGTGTCATGTTTCAATATATTAAACTCGCTCAATTCACGCCCCTCTATTTTTTCACACTTAATTTTAATTATGGTTGGATTTATAACATCAACATTCACCACACTACCTTCATATTCAGTAAACGTTTTTTTATCACGGAAATAAACTATCTCCCCCTCATTTAATTGGTAATTTCTGTCGGTTGTTATTATATATAAACTTCCAATAGTGCTTGATGTGACAACATTAACTATTGTGTTATATACACCACCATTACTTGTTTTATCGTGTGTTAATTTAGTTAAATCTGAAATTAAACCAACATAGTTCATATACTGGCTTGTTTCTTCATATTGTCCGTTTTCATCTTTTATCCACCCACCATACATTTGATAATAAGGAGAACCATCTAAATTTTCCGTTTTATCAAACCAAGGTATCATATATTTCTTCTCTACCGTTGCACCACTTGTATCAACACCTATCATTGTAACAACCTTACAAGGAACGCCATAAACGCCAGTATCCCCCCCAACGCTGTGGTCTATTAAATAATCATTCCTCAATGTTGTGTAATATTCAACTGGTAATAATTCATCAGCCGATACTATATCCTCAGTTTTATTGCTTGCAACAACAACGTGTTCGTTTAATTTGTAATCATAAAATTTAGATTTATCTCCTTCAGTCAACTGATTCCAAGATAACGCTTTACCACTCTTTCTTATTTTACTTTTTGAATTATTAGGTAATGATTCATAATAATTCTTTCCAAACTCATAAGATGATAAACCAAATAGGGATAATAACATTTCAATACCACACCTTGTACCCTTATGTTGCAATAAACCACCAGAATTAATTTTTAATGTTTTTAGGAAGCGTATATTCCAATCATTTGCATTATATGTTGATGAATCACCTTTAAATAAAACGTCCGTTTCAACATTTTTATCCAAACCATCAGCGACACTTGATATTTCCCAACCAGACAATTGATTGGTGTCACTCAATAAATAATCTGGTATATTATTGTTGTCGTTATATGTAATACTATTAACCGATTTTATGTTTTTAATATATAATCTAATATCATCAAATTGTCTTCCATACACATTTAATAAAGATTGTAGATTACTTATACCAAGTCTATAATCCTCAATATTTTCATCTTTAGACGGATTACTAAATGTTGTATCCATATTCTTTATTGAATCGTGTGTTAGGTTTTTCCATAGATTATCTGAATAACCGTGTTCATCATAAAATTCAGCAACCTTTAGTAGTGAGTTGACATATTCTTTATAATTAGCGGAAACAATCTCTAAATTCCAAGAATGTGTTGTCGGCCAAGTATATTTTTGTCTGCTAATTTTAATACCTCTGTTCGTTTCTATAGGTGTATCAATGTCAATAGAATATATAGGTGTTGATTCCCTGTTTAATAAAAACATTTCAAATGTATTAAATTCATTTGTGAATATATTGTCAATTATTTTGTTTGTTAAACGTATTCTATAATTCAAATATTTACTACTGTCTGTTATTAACAAAACACCAGCATCTGTGTGATAGCAATAAATTGTCATTGTTTTTGTTTCACCGCTATCAATGTCAGCATTGAAATATTTTAAATCAACAGTTGACATTAAATCACCGTTATTGTAACACTGTTTCTTTTTTGAATTAACTATCCAATCTGAAATACAATAAGTATTACCACTATTATCTATGATATTATATTTTTTATAGGAGGTTGCAAAATATCTGAATTCATTAAAATCATCGGTTTTTGTAACCACGGTATTAATTATATCAATTTTGAATGGGTTATCAATAATACCTGGATGTGTCAATACCGTATCACCAGGTTTAACATATTGTTTAATTTTAGTGTTATAGATAGACATTGTTTCATCCGTGACATACATTTCACCGGGAAACTTTTCAATAATCTTGGTTAAAGATGATTTTATCAATTCAGTACAACTGCCGTAATAAACATAATCCGATAAAGTGTTTTTATTTGGTTTAATAACGATTTTACTTTCATTAACAGGTGTACTACTACTATCCAAATCACTCAATGTCCAAACAGCACATAAATCCTCATTCATTGAATAAGTACAACCGTCTTGTAATAACCATTTACCCTTTTTAATCTTCTTTTTAGAATTATCATTATTAGGTACTATCATCTTGAAGTTACTTTCACCATAAGGTATAGAACCACTATCCCAACCACCTAAATTAGTGGTTGTCATATAGTCTCTTTCGTAAATGGTAGCGTTTTCTAATTCCTTATGCTTTTCTTTTACGGTGTAGTTACTTCTTGTTATTACATATCTACTATCCCTACCCATTTTTATAATTGTTGTTTAATTTTTTTCATATTTTCTTTTTCATCATTATTAATGTTTGTTTGATCATTAACAACTTTAAAATCAGCATTTAATTTAATTGATTTATTAACAACGTGTCCATAATTGGCTTGATGATAAATCTCTCCGTCCTTATTGAATGTTGATATTAAACCATAATCCAAATTCCTTAATTGATCACCTTCTAACATAGTTGCAACATCTTCAATATCATGTGTTGTCATTTCAATTTCTAAACACACAGGATTAAATTTTGTTGAAACAAGTTTAATTGTTTGGTTTTTTACGCCAATTGGTGGGTTGCTATTGGCGTTGTAATTATCACCATTTTCAAATGACATATTTGTTGAAGGTGTTAAGGTACAAAATATTAAATTACTTGAATCATTAAATACATATTTGATTGGATTACCATTTGGACTATTAAAGTTCTGTGTAACCGGTTCACACCTATTACTAGATGTTATAAGGCGACTCATATCAATACGTTCGCCATTACTAAAATAATCAACCCTATAACCAACCAATCCGCCATTATTGAATATTGATGTATCCTTGGTTGATATAGTGGAACTATCTAAAACTATACCACGTATATTTGTATAAGCGGCGAGCCAACTTACATCAAGTATTGTCGCATTCAACTCCTTTGGTTTTATATAAATCGTATATATACCAGGTAACCCAAATTTATCAACAGGTAACCTTAAATTATACATACCAGGTAAAGTTATACCACCTGTGTCTCCAGCCACCTCTTCCCCTTTAACCGTACTCAACAAACTACTATCTAATAGTTTAAACATTGTAAAATTATTAGAATCAGTACTCCTTGAAGGGCGATAAAAATAATATATATCAACATCATTACTTGTAATGAATGCTGGTTTTTTTATACCATATGTTCCGTTATTTGCCATATTTTTTTAATTTACAATAAATAGTTATAATGGAATGTTTTCAACTTAACTTAAACCGAAAAAATCATTCCTGTAATGTAATAAATCTTGAAAAGTTTTGACTTCACCTAAAATATTGTGCCTTTCATAAGCCGCCGACTTACCACGTTCTATTTTAGCATCAACATCTAAATTTAAATCCTGTATCCCCAATAAATCATTTTCTTTATATATTGGTATATTAAGAAATTCATTATTAATCATCTGACTTGGTTCAACTGTTAATTTTGAATATATTGGGTTTTTATTTGTTACATCCCCATTATCATTGTATGTGATTAAACTATACATCAAATTAATATTATAATAATTATATTCTTTTTCACCACTATGGTTGATTATTGCTTTATATTTAGATATTTCATATTCATATTTTTCATTATATTTAATTCCAGTATCTTTTATATAATCACCATTTTTGTTAATTTCAGCACCAATTATGTATTTAAATTCTATTATCGTTGAACCGCTTGGTGCTTCACTTGTTTTTAACACCTTATCCCTTTCATTAAAGGTAGCCATAGGTGTTGTAGAGTAAATATTTTCATAAAAATTAATTTCTACTAATATATCAGCATATATAATATCATCCGTTTTTTTAATATTATTGTTACCAAGCATAAAACGCAATTCAGTATCTGTTGTATTTGCTGAATCAACAATAAACGGCAATAGATTACCACTATCATCGTTACTTTGTATTTTTCTGGCGATATCAGTGACTTTACTTGAAGATATTGCATGTATACCTTTAGGACTACTTATATCACGTATCGTAGCTTTTTCCCACCTCAAATCTATGTTAATATTTTCATCCTGATCTAAATCACTGAAGAATGTTAACATAATTGTATTACTGTAATAACCCTTATAATATGGTCTTATGTGATATACTTTAGTTATGCCCCCCTCATTTTTAAAATAAAAATATATTCTTGGATTATGGGTGTTAATATCTAAAACAAACGCTTTTGACGGTATTTTAGTTATATCGGTAACCTTATAATATTGCCCCTTTGAAATACCTTTATTAATATCATTAAAATATTTACCATCCATCTCAACCAAATCATATTTATCAGCATCACACTTTTTTAATTTATAAGGTGTCTTATTATAATAGGTTATCTCTCCTAAATAATATTTTTTATTAGGTATCCACTCATCTTTATATAACGGTGAATATAACCCTATGTCATTTTCATCCTTGGTTAATTCAAAAGTCACATCGATATATGGTGTTCTGGTTACAATTAAATCGTGTTTTTTATCATTTAGTAATTTATACATAAAAACCATAAACGAATTACCTATTTTCAAAGTTTTAAACCACTTTCTAAAATCAGCGGCTAGTGGTGTTATGCAATATTCTGTACCAATTTTATCATTCGGATTAACTTCACCCTTATCACTTAAAAGTGTTAAATCTTCAGGTATGAATGGTTCTGTTTCAACTTCAATATTACGAAGTCCTTCAGCACATTTTTTGTAAAATTCACAACTTGGTATAAAAACGTTTAATAACCAATGGAAATTCATCATTAAATTTTTATATCTGAAAAAAATACATTTCAACTGAACTGTTTCACCCTTTTCGGTTGTTTTGGTGATTATCTCCCTTTCATTTGGTAGTATATCAATTAATGCTGTCGCCCAAGAGATATCACTTTGACACGCTTCTTCACCACCTGTTTCCATAACACCTATGTCACAACAACAACCACCCCAGACATCATCATCCTCATATTTAATATTATCACGATAATATGGTAAATGATTAAGATATCTGTTTTTTGCTTGCTCTAAATTAATTTTCTTTTTAATTACCTCCATATAGTAACCTATAGTTAATCTTCGTTATTAATTCTTGGTTCATATAAATTAAGTACCACATTTCCATCCATATCAGACACCCTCGCATTCTTTTGCGTGTCATTATATTGTTGAACGGTTCTTGGTATAAACCAAACGTATGAATTGGTTTTATAATTGAATTTAACCATTATTTTAATATACATATCATTATACAATTGCTTCATATTAGTTGCTATTGTATCAACTGTTTGTCCACTCACCATTTGTGTTGTTTTATATGTATATCCAATCGGTAAAGTTCTATTCTTTTTTGCGTCTATATCACTAATTTCAGTACCCTCAGGTATTATTGGTTGAATTGGTGTCAAATCTTCGTTTGTTGGGTATATAAACGGCACGGTTTTACCAAATTTAGCGTTGTTAAACTCCACCTTCATGTATAATAAAGTACAAGTATTACCCGAAACCGTCGCATCAAACAGATATTGATAAAACCCATCACTACAAGATTCATTATTAAATTTATTTGAACAAGTGAATGACGCAACTAAATTTTTATCTTTACAAACATAATTATTGTTTATATCATCAATAACTCTTCCACCACCATCTCTGCATGCCCTAAGATATTCTTTTTGTAATTTATTCGTGTCAAAAAATATCGTTGAATAATGTAATAATTTTTGTGATTCCCTATATGGTGTATCATATATTGATATCCTCAAAAAAGATTTTTTTAGTGCATTTTTTTGATAAAAGACATCATCATCATCAAATCCAAGATGTATTAAATGATCAGCTTTTAAATTCTTCTCAAGCGATTTAATTTTCTTTTTACCAGATACTGTTTCAATGTCTATATTATTCCAATATGATGTGTCTTCTGCATTCCATGTGCCATAATCTCTGTATAGATTAATTGTTTTACCCTCCCAAGTTACACCACTGATTGTTTTATATTCTCTTTCTCTAAAAAATAAATTAAATGTAATTTGATTAATTGGTGTTAAATAATAATCTGTTGTTATTCCAGTTACAGTACCGTGCTTTCCGTTATCCAATATCGGTAACTTATTACGATCTAATATACCACCAGTATTAGGGTTGTATTTCATATTTAAAGTGTACACCATAGGTGTGAACACTTGTTTTTCATAATCAATTGTCTTGGAAATGTTTTCATTTTTAACACTTTCCACATAATTACCGTTATATATTTCAGATTGACGCAGATTTAAAGCAAGGTCTTCCCCAACACCGAAATTTATATTTATTTCATCCGTTGTTAAACTATCTTTGTCTATTTTGTATTTTAACATAATCAACTTTAATTATTTTAACAAATATTATTATCACCCTCTTCAAAGTAATCACCATATGTAACATCCTTTTCTGTACCAATGATTTCTAAATCACCATATAACGCTGTTATACACTTTTCACCACCATAATTATCTAAACCCGGTGCTAATCCGTAATCACCATATGGGTCTTGTCTTTTTAAATAAAAATTAATGTTTTTATGTATATAATGTGCACCATTAGTAAATGGTATATTGTATAATTCACTTGTTGTTTTAATATCAGCAACCGAAACGAAATCTTTCCATATATACCTACCTGTACCATCATTTAATTCGTATGCTGTGGTTGGTTTAAGTATATTTGGCTTGAATATGTTAAAATTGTATAAATTACTACCTTGTATAGAACTAATTTTAATTTTTAAACTTGTAAAATTAACGCCACCAACACTTACAATAACGCCAAGGTGTTTCTCTTTTGTTTTTTTGTTAAACAAATAAATAGTGTCATTAATGTTAAAATAATAATTATCTTCAGTTATGACACTGTATGTGTCACCAACAACACTAACAATTGTTTTAATTTGAACCGGTGTATGATACCCCTCATTTATTGTTGTGTCATATTCCCTTAGTTGTATTGGGTAGTGTGGTTGGTAATAATAACCCTCTGGCGATAGATTAGCTCTATAGTATTTGGTTACTCCAGAGATTTCACAATGCATTGCGTTTATGTCTGTGTCACCCTTGAATCCTCCAGTATAATCATCTGACGCTATTCTGTCAATGGTTAATGCGCTGTATTCATCATTAACTATTTCTCGTTGCTCAGTATTAAATCTATGTTGTATTTTTTCCAATACGGTTTCAATAAGATTGTCTTCATCTAATTCAACAATATCACCAATAAATTCATAGTTTCTAGTGTTATTATTAGTAACAACGCCATCAATTGTAATGTCTTTTTCGATTGAAATATCAGATTTAGGAAAAATATCCAATTCATAACTGCCAGTTGGAATATTATGTAACCTATGTACGTTATTTAAATTACTATACACGGGTAAATCAAACCCCGAAGTTACTTCACCAAAACAGTGAGAATATTCAATATCATCGGTATTATACATACCGTCTTCATACCACTCTTTATGCCCCTTATTTCTTTTAACAATAGTTAAATATAGCATACTTAATTCTCTCCCCAAATTATCATATAATCCAGTTGTTACAATATCATCATTAAATAATATCTGAGATATATCATCACCATATGCGTTTTTAGCAAAAGCAAGTTTATTTAATGTTGTATTAAAACCATTGTTAACTAATGCGTCGTTAATATCTGCATCTGTTATTTTATCTTTTATATAATATTGTGTGTTTTCAAAACAAGGTAATTTTTTAAACACCCTCATGTAATATTTACAAGGTTTATCATTAACAAGTCTTCTTATTCTGAAATGGTAACCAATGATGTTTGTATTACTTAGTATTTGTAACATTTGTGAGTTAATATCATTAAAAGCAATTGAGAAATAATAATCACTATCATACCCACCATTACCCACTGAGGTTACCATAACGGGTGCATAACAATGTAAAATAAACTCATTCATTGAAGGTGTTACGGTATAAACAATATCAATCAACACCTTATTACCGGGTTTTAGATTATGTTTTATATTTGTTTTTATAAGTAAATTTTTACCTTCAAGGTTAAGGGTATAAGCGGTTTCATTCTCAAATTCAATCACTTCATCAGTTGAACCCACAAAACCATCAACATATTGGTTACTATTATTTAATTTGTGGTGTATTAAATCACAATCATAATTGTTTTTATATGGGTATGTTATGCAATAATCCCAGTTATTTTCAACCCTATTTCTGAACTTATTCCACTTAGGGACAAATGAATATAATGTTCTGTCTGGATATAAATCAATAAAATCACACTCTTTTTTATTATTGATAATCTTATTAATACATATATCATTAGAACTTTCATCTTTAAGATTACTAACTTTAAGTTGTGATTGATTTATGAAACCAAACCACCCATCAACTTCTTTTAAGTTTTTGGTAATACTTTCATTAAACGAATAAATATTATCCATATTATAAACATGAACGTCCGTATTGTTGTTTGCTTTTTTCGTTACCTCAACAACACCCTTTTCATTGTCACCGTATGGGTCTCTCAAAGAATCAAATAATGTATTAAACCATCTGTTTGAAGTTTTTTCAGTGTCACTATTAGTTTTATTAATTAAAACGAATTCTTTTTTTCTTAATAAATGATTGTTAAATATGTCAATACCACACCTATGTTCGTATCTATATTTTTCAGGATATGGATATGTGGATGAACCGTAATAACACATATTTGGGTGTGATAATGAAGTATCTCGTGTTGTGAATTCACATTTTAATATGTTAGATTTATCATATTTATATTTATATTTAGCAAATGTGGTTGTTTTTATATCATTATATGATTTCGCCAAAGAACAATAGTTACTTCCTTCACCCTTAATAACTTCCGTTATATGATTAAACAAAACATTAGAACAAACAGGATTGATAGTAAATATCAAACGATATATGTCAGATTCATCGTTTTCTTTAACATATTGTTCATATTTATCAATCGTTGATTGCATTGACGCAGTGGGGAACAGTTTTTGACTGCTATCCAAGTCAACATCAATTTTATTTTCAACATTAACTGATAAACTGTGTTTATATTTATTTAATTTTATATCTGTTTTATTCATAATATTAACTATTCATCATTTACCTCTGCTTTAATAACAGCACTTTGTGCTTCTCCGTTTTCATCAACTATTGTTTCAGTTTCACCATTTGTGCATTCACTAAAATATTCTGTATACAACCTATCTATCGCTGTATTACCATCTTTTAATCCAAAATAAAAATAGAATGAGTTTTCATACATAGGGAAAGAAACAATTGAGCCACTTGTTTTCAAATATCTATCTATTATTTCACCCATTTGTGGTTTGTTTGTGAAACCAAATCTGTAATAACGATATGAATTAGAAACCTCTTCTAACATATTACTATCAAAAGTTCCATTATAGACTTTCGCCGCACCATCAAAACGTGTTGGTGTGAATGGTATGAAATCATATTGTAAATATGTTGTGTCATCATCTGTAACAGTCTTTAACCACTTAGAATTTAATGATGCGAATTTCATTCTTATGTCAGGACCAATAACTTCTCTTGTTGATATAATACCAGTTGTCCCCACAAACGTGCCGTTAGAATTTTTTGTATCATAATAATGTGATTGTGCTATTTCACCCCCTATTTCACATATTCTGCTTAAATTAATACATGATTTTGAATTGGAATATGAGTGTAAACACCCTATTTCTAAAAAATGTCCACTTCTTTGGTTTTTCACTATGGTAGTATCGTTTTTAGATGTATCACCAGCACTAAACGGATCATACCCCCAATCAATACCGGATAATTCAATTTCATCACCCTCTCGAAAATCAGCAGTTTTTTTATTTTGCAGCATAAAAAGATTGTCAAATTCACTGTCGGCATATCCAGATAATCTCATTTCTTGGTTTTCATCAACAATCTGTCCTGTTGGTGGTGGTAATACATAACTACTTGACGGATATCCAACAGCTGTTGGTATTCCATATTTGTTACAATCGAGAACACTACCTAACAACACTAAATCTGTGGCAAATAAATTTATTTTTTTCTTATTATTATTAATAATGGATACTTCAACCGGACGTAAATAATAGAGATATTTATCATACATGTTTTTAAATGATTGTACAACGCCGTTATGTTTAAAAATTGACACTATCTGTCTTCCGGTTTTTTTATGACACTTGCGTTTTTCACCACCACAACCTCCATCTTTTATTTCACCACCGTTTTTAAAATTATATTCTACCGCACATTGTTGTACAATATATCTGTAATTTCCTCTAAAATTTTCATTACAAGCAATAACCTTATCAACTCTTTTCCTTTTTTTTAATTCAGCAAACCAACGTGGAAAATATAACATACCATTCATCCAATCATTATAGAAATCAAACTGGATTACTTCATATTCCATAGCAAATTGTAACTCAACACATTTAACAAAATAATCTTCTTTTCCCGATACAAACACGTGATTTGTACTAGATACTTCTTCACCAGAACTTATTTCACTATTCAATGGATTATATTTATGTTCAGAAGAGGTTTTATCGATAGTCCACGCCTTATCTGTGTGTAAATTTTGTGTTTGGGCATCAGTTAAACCAACATTAAACCAATTTTTTTGACTATCACTAACACTGGTTTGTTGACTCATAGTTGTTTGTGTTAAACCAACCGTTGTTGTATCATCATTATTTTCACCTCCCTTTGCCCAATTCAATGTGTTGTTAACCAGTTTTCTTTTCAAATTTTTTAAACCATTATTAACTTGTTTAGCACCCAACGCCATATACCACCCTTCAAGACTTGGACACATTGAACCATCTAATGTGACATATCTTAATTGTGCTGATGCGTTACAAGCATTAGTGTCTTTTTGAGATGCTTGGGGTTCATTTCTATCTTTTTTGGAAGTAGTTGATGTTGAATTACACCCACTTCCACAAGTCATAACACCAACCACAAAAATAAATGCGTTAATGATTTTAGTTATTAATATAAGTGATTTAAATATTATACATTGGAATATAAATAAAAACGTTAATTGTATTCTAATATTGTTGTACGGTATTGGATTATTACTCCCGTTGGCATTAACCACTTTTATACCACTAAAGTTTTTAGATCTATCAGTAATACTACCATTGGTTAGTATGTACTGTATTCTAGGTATATACGATTTTACAGTGTACACATTATTCCAAAACAAATCTCTAAATGAATCTTCGGTTGTATTACTACCAAATTCATAATCAATATTCAGATTTTTATTCCCGTCAAATTGTGGGTTATTTGGAACTAATATTTTACATAAGTGTGCATTTGCTGAATCACTTTCATAATCCGCCAACGACACCCTAAATCTAACCCTCGCCCTTGTTGGAATACCCGTCTCTTCATTTTCGGCGGGAACAAAGTTACCAAACTCATCTGTTTTCATAAAATCAAGGTTCATTGGTATTTGATAACACCAAGTACCGTTACCATCAATTAAATCATTACCTTGAACAGCAAAACTCTCAGTATATCCAACAGGTGTTTTACGTATCATTTCAATTGTACCAGCACCAGTTGTCAATCTATCCATTTTACCCATTCTATCGGTTGGTATACACCTCTTGCTAAATCCTTGTGATTTCTCATCAGCGACAAGTGAACCAATGAAGATACACGTTGGTTCAAACTTGTAGTTGACATTAATGTCTTTTCTTGTTATTTTAACTTGATTTGTGTCTGGTGTATTTAAATTTGTGTCATCATCACCCCAAAATGAATACACATACACAGAGTTATCTTGTGATATTATCTGTGTTAAACTATCCAATTCAGTGCTCTTTTTAAACTGACTTGCATTTTCAAATTGTGTGTGATTATAACCCTTATAAAAGAAATCTCTTGGTTTTTGGGATAACATGCCTATGTCGGATAAATCCAACTCACAATGTATTACGTTATCACCCACAGGAAGTCCAAATATCATATAATCACCTGCGGAGTTAGTTGTTGCAGTATATTTATAATATGTGTCATATACCTCTATAACATTTTTATCATCCAAAACCAATCTTTTATTTGGAAACGTACCGACATTTTGATGACACTTGTCATCAACAAAATCTGGTAATAGGTTATATCTTATACCATCCATGTTTTTTGTCTTGGTGTCGGTATATGGATATAAGTATTTCATTATTGGGTGATTAGCGTCAACATCGGTTTGTTTAATAAATACGGATATCTTAGCGTTTGGTATACCAACACTATTGTTTGCTAAAATTCTCCCAACAAGACAACCATATTTTGATTTATGTAGATTATAGAAATTATCAGTCTTTATTTTAAGACTCAAAATCTCTAATATATCATAATCTTGTGTTAAATTAACATTAACATATTGATCTTTTTGATCTTTTGATACATTGGTTCTTATTCTATGTGTTCTATTGCTATCTGACATTGTTTTACTTTGTTTTTAAATTTCTTTTTAAGTTTTATAAAATCAATATTATCAACATTGATTTTCGGTTCTTTGTTCCAAAAAAGAACCAATATTACATAAACAAACATAATAGGGAAAACTATTATGTACATTAGAACTGAAAAAACAAAATAAGCGATACGTTTTACCCATTCCCACACGGTTAAACTATCTGTATCCCTCATTTTTTCCCCATATACTTTGTATATCTCTTCTATTTGTTCTTGTGTTGCACAATTACACGCCATATTATTTATTTTTTTCTATTAAAAATCCAAAATTATTATATAGTTTTTCTAAATACACGTCATCCCCTATAAATTTAAAATATGGTTCACAGTATTTCCAAGCATATAACTTTAATTTTGTTAGTGCACGTATCCTTCTTATTTTCCTTTTTGTCGCTCTTTTCCACGTACCAGGTTCAAATGTCACAACAAATATTAAATCACAAGTAATGAAAAATAATATTTGTGTTATAAAAAAAAGTATTCTGCTTATCAAATGGATTATAAAATCTTTTATCCCATTTAAAATCTTGAATAATATGAATTTTATTATTCTGAAAAATCTACCCATAAACCATTAACGTTGTTTTGCTTTAATACGAATATCACTTTCAGGATATTTTATTTCAAACATTTCATCTGCGTCACTTGATAATATGTAATCGGATTCATCCAAATCAATTTGTGAGCGGTTTTCTTGTATGATAACATCTGATGTTGGTTGTGACGTTCTGGTGCTTGAGTATGCTGAACCGTATTCGTTATAAACCCTCAAATCTATTAAATTTATAACGCCGTCCACTTTACTTATTTCCTTTTCTATATCTCCAATATAAATGTCTTCACCAAGTTCGTGTTTGTTGATATCCATATAATCTTTTATTGTGGTTATGACTTTTTTCATAACATCACTTGCATTATAATTTTTATCAATATATAAATCAACCTCAAAGGAAACATTTACAACTCTACCCGCCTTTATTTCCACAAAATCATTTATGGAACGGTATAATGATAAATAATTTTCAATATTAATCGCCATTTGCTCCGGTATTAAATCACTTAATTTACCATCTTGGTCTATACCGATTAAATAAATCATAATTTTATTGTTTATCTCAATACCATTAATCCTAAACGGTGTGCCATATCTTGAAGGCATCATATTAACCCTATTAATGTAGTCCTTGACGACAACACAACGTTCTTTCGCACCACTGTTATATTTAATCATATTTCGTATTTCATCAACAGTTGGCGCATCTTTACCGGTTATTGATGGTGTGTTATTAGTGCACCTTATACTTTCTTTAACCGCAGATATAATTTTAACATCCTTATTAGATGATATACACTTTCCAATTTCAGCGTTCAGATATGAAATCTGATTAATCTTACCAACAGCAACATTTGACGCTGCACCACCACCAACACGATATTGAACATACATTGCCATACCACCTTTAGGTAGTTTACCCATAAAGTTATTTTTAATCATCCTGCTTATTTGATGCTTTGAAAAGTCACTTGCTTTATCATAATTAACAGTTTCACCAGCACTCTCACCACAACCAAAAATAACCTTTAAATAACCATTATCGGTATATTCCGTAATAAATTTTTGTGTTAATGGCATCCATTTACCCTTTGTAACCGCATATACGGGAACAACCGTCTCACCATCTAAAAACCCATATGTGAATGATGTTGGTTTACCAATATTATCATTACTACCTTTACCAGTAACCACATCATCACCCCATCTGTATTGTTCGGTTAACGAATTCACCTCAAAAAACCTATATGTATCAACACCAGCTGGAGAATCACTTGCAGGAACAAATTCATTTTGATTCATAAATTCTTCCATTGTTGGATCACTATTATAGTTAGTACCATCCTTAAATATGATACTTTCAACACCTATTATGTCTTTTTCAGGTAAAACAATCTCCATAAATGGTTTTATGTCACCATTTGTTAAAATTTGTTTATATATTTTCGTTTCACCACCATATACAACACCCTCTTTTTGTAGTTTATATCTTATAATTTTACCATTTTGATCGGTTTCAGGAATTACACTTTCATCAATAATCATGTCATTATTGAATAATTCGTTGAAATCAATATCTTCTAATACCTCAAAAAATTGAGAACCAGACGATAACTTAGTACCACGTTTAATGATAGGTGCGTATGCCTTGTTTGGCATAGGCATTGATGATGAAGAATTATATATGGTTGTAACTACAGGTACATAACAACTAAACACTTCCGATGCGATGGATGGTCTAGGACCAGGCACTTTCAATCCGTTTGTTCTCGCTATAGACATAACAGATGATTTTTCCTTTGCGGATTCAATATTGGTTTCATTGTATACCCTATCGATGTGGAAACTAAGGTTATCACCAATTGACGCAACTAAATCAATCAACCAGCTACCTATTGAAGCATCATCAAATTTATCTGCTATATTTGGATAATATGTTTTAACATACTCCAATAATGATTCTCTATAATCATCAAATGTTCTATTTAAATATGAAATCTTTTTTTCTGACATATATTTTATAATTTAACTACCATTTTATTGTTTTCTTCTGACATACCTTTAATTACACTGTATTTTAATTCCAAAAATACGTCGTTGTCGTTATTTTCATCACGTACAATGTTTATCTTATTTATTTTAGCACCAGGTACATATTGTTCAATACAAGATGATATTTCCCCCTCAATATCACTCCACGTAATTTCATCACTTGGTTCAAATACATATTTCATTAGGTTTGTACCAAATTCGGGCATCCTCAGTCTTGTTCCTTTTTGTGTTAATATGGTGTGTAATATTTCACTTGCCACACTACCCCTATAATCATTATTTAAGTCAATAAAAAGTCCATCCTGATTATTAATCGTGAATGGAAATTTTATACCATGATATTGCTTAATTTTATCATTCATATTTTTAATATTATTCTTTCACAATAAATAGTTTATTATTAAAAATTTCTTAATATAGAAATATAGATTTTTAATAAATTAAAGAAACATTTATATGAAGTTTTATTTATTAATCTGTATTTATTAGAAATAACTTTTTATAAAAAAAATAATTATGATAGTATTAAACATTATTTTGATTTTTATTTCATTGTATGCAGCAGGTGTAACAATTATGTTTGGTGCAGGAAAAGACATTTACAAAGACAAAGGTATGTATCTCACACACGTTGGGATGGGTATTGGTTCAACACTCGCATTAAGTGCAATCAACACCGTTAACGCTATTGGGGGATTAACGTTTCTATATGTTGTCGCTGGGATATATTTGCTTTGTGCTTGTGGATACACATACCTATGTTTTAAATCAAAAAGGGAAGAGTGGACTAAAACAACTAAGATTATTGCAATTTTAACTGGTGCAATAACAATCGTCTGTGGCGTATTAGGTGTTATATTCAACCCCGATTTACACTAATACAACCAATGGTATTAAACAAAAAAAAAATCCGTAAGATAACCTTACGGATTTTTAATTATATGAAGTAATGTTTTTAAACTTTATTATTGTTCTTTTTTGTTATTATATCATCAATCAAACCATACTCCTTAGCCTCTTGCGCTGTTAACCAAAAATCTCTATCACCATCTTTTTTAATGGTTTCAAAATCTTTACCTGTGTTTGCTGATAATATCTCAAACAACTCCTTCTTTAATATTTGAATTTCTTTATTAGCAATTTCAAAATCACTCGCTTGAGTACCGGGTGCTATTCCACCCATTGGTTGGTGTAGTAATACTCTACTGTGTGGTAACGCAAAACGCTTACCCTTCTCGCCAGAAGATAATATAATACTTGCCATACTTGCTGCCATTCCTATACAGGTTGTACTTACAGGACAAGATATATATTGCATTGTATCGTAAATACTCAATCCGTTATATACACTTCCACCCGGTGAATTTATATACAAATCAACCCCTTGTGTGGGATTATCCATTTGAAGATATAGAAGTTGTGAATTAATGATATTTGCTACATCATCATTAATTTCTGTACCCAAAAACAGAATACGACTTGTGAATAGTTTAGAGAACACATCCATTTGTATCATATTCATTGGACGCTCCTCAACGATATTTGGACTAACCATTGAACCGTTGAATTGTCTTACATAGTCGTGTAAGACAAGTCCATTAACGCCATTACTAGTGGCAAATTTATAAAAATCTTTATCCATACTCATTAATTAGAAAGGAAGTTCGCTATCATCTGACTCAACCTCAATTTTCTTAGTTGCTGGTTTACTTACTACTGAAATCTCTTCATCTGATGGCGGCTCAGGTGTATTTTTCTTTGTTGTTGGAGTTGTGGTTTTCTTAGATGCTGCTTGTGTAGCATCACCATCTTGTTGTTGTTTATTTGTTGAATTGAATGTAACTGAATCTGCCATTACATTTCTACGACAACGTGCTACACCATCACTACCAACCTCAATATCCGCATCAAGTTCGCCTGTTACAATAACACTAGAACCCTTCTTAAGATGTTGAACCATGTTTTCACTATAATTGAACCACATAATATCATACCAAGATGATTTATCGATTCCATTTACTCTACCATTAACACCAACTGTTAGTGATACAAACTTGTTACCGTTTTTAGTTTCACGAACGGCAGCGTCACGACCCATAAAGCCTACTAAAATTACCTTTTGCATAATCTAAATTTTGTTAATTATTAAACTTATTTTTTTACGTTATAAATATACCATTTTTTTATTGACGAAAACATTCAAATACAGTAATTAGTGTGTCATTTGGAAGATTTTTAATAAATCTATCAAAAAAACTACTAATCCACCCTATCTCATCAACATTATCTTCCATTTCTTTCCACCCATTTTGATCAACAAATGCATATCCCCAAAATGCTGTATTACTCATTATATATTTTTCTTTAGTACCGAAAAAAGCGAAATAATCCTTACGATTTTTCATATTCTCGTATATAATCTTTTCTTCTTCATTCGATGGTTTTTTATCACCCATTATCATTTCCCACGCAGCATCATATACCTCTTTTTTTGCTAAATGTATTTTATCCCACTGAATATCACATTTTTTTGCTTGAAAAACCTCATTACCATCAGTATCTATTAGAGGCATTGATAGATTTTTTCCAATTCTACAATATGTGTATTTACCGTTGGGGTTTACATTTGATACAGCGTTACCGTTTTCTGGATCAATATCTAACCCCTCTGTTAATTCGGTGTAAAAATCAATATCATCACAATCTTTAATATGCTCTATTTCTTCGGTGTAAAAGAATCTTGTTTCTTCATCTAAATCTTTGTTTTTTAACAAAGAAGTATATCCATTGATAATATTCTCTTTATATTTACTTACTTTACGAAATTCATAAACAATATATGGTTCTGTTTTTGATAGTGAATCATATTTTTTCATTAGTTCTTCAGGATTATCCCCAACAACTATTGCTGTAAAATGTCTGTTCGCTTCCATGTTTATTTATCACCAAAAATATATTACAGCCGCCCAAAATATAGCCGCCACCACAATACATAGTGTGCGTATGCGTGCATTTGTTTGATCCTCTTTTTTATCCCCATCATTTTTTTGATAGGGATTAACTTTGGCGTTAATAGAATCAACCATCATGGTATCCACCCATTTAAATGTTGATAGAATTGCTATAATAAGACATATGTACATATATATTTATTTTTTTAATAAATATACAAATTATTTGGGACACCCAACATAATCACTTATGTATTGTGGTTCAAACGGCACATCTATTGTACCCCAGTGTCTTGCGG